AACCATCGTTTTCAATCTGATCGAAGTAGTGAAAAAGATGATGGCCCAAATCGAAAATCTGAATGAAGCGGTGAGGATTTTAAATGATCGACAAGGATAAACGGCGGTACTATACGTCATCGGTACATTTTTCATTAGAAACCATGCGTCAGGCAAATGAGCTTGAGCAGGTTTTTCAGGAAAGCCGGAGCAAGGTTGTATCACGGGCAATTGATTTTCTGTACCAGTCTCGTATGGCAGGCAAACCAGTAACCAATGGCTAATCGACAATCTCGAAGTGGCAAAGATCATTAAATTTCTGGTCATTAATGTCTTTGTCACTATCCCAGTCGCCGCCGTAGCGGATTGCGTGGGTAATCTTGCCCTCGTCCTTCAGTCTTGCAGCAATGCCCATGACATACCCGGCAAACCAGTACATGCGATTGGTATTTGCCCAGTCAATAGGGTATGGAGCGACGTCAGCAGCCAGTGAGGGGCGAGCATTGTGTTTGCTGTCAGGCCATTTGAGCTTCGTCGCTCCACGCCGGAACGCCATGTTCTGGTCTATTTCTGACCTAGCGCCCTCCAGCACAGTGCAGTCGAAAGTGCGCACCACCTCAAAAAACAGCGCCTGCAAGTCAGGATGGCAGGTGGACAGGTTCGAGAAGGATTTTTTGCTAAAGGTCGGCATCGGTATCGTCCTGATTTTGTTCAGTCTGTTTGTGATTGTCCACCAGCAGCGGATGGCATGGTTTACCGCATGTCCGGCAAATGTAATGGCCGCCGCAATCCGCCGTGTGGACGGCATAAAATTCCCGCTTGCAGCATATCGACACCAGCACCTTTCTTTCTCCAGATACAATCCCGCCCAAGGAGTAGCGGGGCCACCTCACCTGTCATCCCTGTCCGGGGGAATGGAGGCTTCGTACGGTGACATGACTTCCCTGATTCCGAGGTTAATATACGCCCTGATTATTTTTATCCCATCTTCGGCCCCAAATGCAAAGCGGCAGGCGAACCCTACCGACCTCATGCGCTCCTGAAACTCTTCCTGCCGTTTCCACGTCTCACTGCGGCGTTCGGATGGCGTGTACTCGCGGGCCTGCTTCACCTCCAGCCAAAGCCCGCAGAACCGCCCTGAGGGCCTCGCCACGAATAGATCACTGGTTCCGGCCAGTAGCCCCATGCGTTTTGCAACAGCGGCCTGTACAACGGTCCTACGGCGCTCGTTGTCGAACTTCATGGTGAACCCGCGCAGTACCTCCTGTGTCTGTGTCCACTGGTAAATATCTGCCTGCTCTTTCCACTCCTTTCGGTGCTTCGGCTTTGTTCCTCGTGGAACCTTGGGCGATGACCCGTGAACCGGCCCCTGACTCGCCTCCTCTCTGCCAGACGCTTTTTCGTGGGATAGCCCTAAAACCTCCAGAGAAACCCGTGGTGCGACTATCCCGACTGACCCCTTGCTCGGGGTCGAGTAAAGCATTTTAACCGACTGTAGGTACTTCTCCCGCTGTTTTTGGGTTAAATTCCATCCGTCTTTGTCTCGCATGCTGCACCATCCTTGGTGATTGGTTTGTCCAGCATTCTTTGCTGAGGCGCCAACATCCTTGCTTCAATGTCCTTCTCATAGGCCGGTCTATAAAACATGGGAAGCCAGGTTACAGGCTGTTTCCCGCCATTCATGAATATCACCATCTGCAAGCCTTCAATCGTCCTGGACAGTCTGCCTGCTTCGTATCTTTCAGGATTTGGCACCGTGTCATCATTTGCCCTGTTCAGGTCATCCCATGTCACGTTGCTTGCAATATCCTTGAGTGACATTTGCGCAGCTTCTAACGTTTGGAGATTTCCATATCTTCCGTTGTACATTTTTTATACCTTAATGTTGGGTGGACTTCCTTCCAAGTCGTGCCAGTGCCGCTTTCGAAAATGCCTGTGCTATTTCCTTTGGCAGACGCGGTGCTGGTTCTCCGTAGCACCCGCAGTGTTGCTGTGGCCTGCGACAACTGCCGCATATCACAGGGTCCTGCGTGACTGGCTCGCAGACCTTGGCATTCTTGTGCCAGTGGGGCTTTGCCTCGTTTTCTTCCTTGTAGTCCTTTCGGGTCTTTGGCTTTCGGCTTTTGGCTTTTGGAGACGCAGTCTCACAAGAGCTTTTTTGTATCTGTGTTTGAATATGGTTTGTATCTGGTATAGCTGTGCCGATTCCGGCACTTCCAACTGCCGATTCCGGCATTTCGATATGCCGATTTCGGCAAATGGCATCTTTCATCTGTTCGAGGGCCGGGAAAAGAGCCATTCCTTTGTCAGTAAATGCGTACCAAATTGTTCTATCCATTGAAGTTTTATTGTAATTTCCTTTCAAAAGAAGGTTCTCTTTCTCGCACCTTTCTATCGTTGTTCTTAGTGTCTTTTTAGACCAATATGAGAAAATATCAAGCAAAGCGTCATGTGTATTATATGACCAGAATGTTCCATCGAAGAAATTCTTTCTATTGGCAATATTTCGCTCGGTCCAGTGGGCAATGTGGTTCAAAAAAATAGCAACATGAACGCCATATTTTTTTGCAATCTGTACATCGAAAGAATGGTGAAGAGACATAACTGACATTTCCTTGTGATGGTGGTTGACCCCGACACAAGGAAGGCTATAATTGGCCTTGCGCTGGTAAGGATCACCGTAGTTTTGAATCCCGTTCCCTTGCCGGGGGACGGGGTAGCTTTAGCCAGATAATACTACTCCACCAAATCCCGCTCGTCACACCGCAATAAACAGTTGTGGCAACTCCTGAAGGGTTACCACCAGCTTTCGATATTTTTTGTACAGTTCCAGTTGTACGGTTTCCTCCTGATATTCCTTTTCACAATCGACTATTTCCTTTTGCGTTTCTTCAAGTCTCTTTATGTTCCAGTGGAACATGCAGTCTTTTTTGTTAATCTCTTGCTGAAGGTCCATTGTTTTTTTTCTTAAGGAAGCCATTCTGTTTACAAGATTCACAAGATCACGCTCCCTTGAATTGGTATAGTCATGCAGCTCAATGCAGTTCCTGAAAATCTCATTTCCCTTTTGCCAGATTATGTTGATTGCATTGCCAGCATGATGGTCTGATCGAATGAAATAATTGACCCTTCCCCATGGAATGCCATTGAGTTTGCTCGATTTATAGTCAATCAACTCCATGGGTGTTATCTGTTTGAAAAACGAAAGTGTCATCTGTTTCTTGTTAAGGGACAGCGTTTTGATTTCCATTGCAACTGTATTTATTTTAACCTGAGAAATATCGATGACTGCCATTTACTGAATCTCCCTTTATGAAAAGTTACCCACAGTTTCTGTTGATAAACCCACATTCTACCTATATAATTAGACAAGTAAACAAAAACACATTTGTTCAACAAAACGGCACTAACAGGATCAAAACAATGACAAAAGAACCACTGATCGGATTCAACTTCCAGATGCCGGAATCACGCTGGAAGTTTCTTAAACAGGAGTCCATGGAAACCCGCAAGCCCATGGGGCGCATACTCATTGAGTACATCGAGGCACAGATCAAAAAAAGAGAGAAAAAGGAGTTGACAGGCAAGGAGACAAATGTATAATTCTACATATCGACAAATAAATATGAGTGACGAAGATATACTTGGAATCGAATACTGGCTGTTTATGATTTTCTTGCTGTTGCTTTGGAAGTTGTAATACAGAAGTAAAACCGCTGGGCCAAGGGGCAGCAACCCCATGACCCGGTGTTCAAAACCACTTGGAGATTGTCATGAACGATAGAAGCATAGCGCTTGTATGCGCTGTTGTGCAACAGGAACGCCCGTACTACAACGGGAATCCCCAAATGGACAATGGGGATGTATGGTGTCCTATGTGCGATCTCTGGCATGAGAACAGCACATGGTGCCAGGCAAACATGGAGGTTGGCCATGAGTTATGACAGACAGGTTACAGACATAGCAGACCGCTTCGTAGAGCTGTACGCCAAGCGCGACAGCATGACCGGAGTCTGGTCCATCGATACATACGACATCCCCGAATATGACCTGAATCACCTTGCAGGAATGATGCTGTCCAAGGATGACGATCTTGCCTCGCAGGCGACAGGCCCAGACAACGACGAATGGGAAAAGGCCATGATGCCTGCCCTGACACGCGCCCTGCTGTCCGGCAGACCACCCGCAGAACAGGAAGACTTCAACGATGTCTGGATGAGCGGCGTTCGCGCATACCTGAGAGACAGCATGCAACACGTGCTGGACGAGCGGCTTGATTTCATCAAGGAGGATGACCAGTGCTACACAACAATGGTGTGGGACCGAGGAAACGAAAGGGCGTGCGAAATCACGCAGATTGGCTCAGGACGACAGTACTGATGAGCATGTTGTTTGTGGGTATTTTTTACATTGTTTGGTTAATGACGGGAGAAACAATATGGCATTAAGAGGCGTTAAGCCCGAGGCGATCAAAAAGCGTCTGAAGGCATTCTTTTACGGGAACGCAGGGGCAGGCAAGACAACAGCGGCGATCAGTTTTCCAAAACCCTATCTCATTGAGACTGAGGGCGGCGCAGAGAATGATTCCTACATCAAGAAGCTGAAGGAAAGCGGGGCGTCCGTGTTCAGCACCTCAGACTATGACGATGTGATGGAGGAAATTCGCACCCTGATGACAGAGGACCATGACTACAAGACACTTGTCATTGATCCGCTCACGCATGTATACGATGACCTTGTCGAGAAGTGCGGCAAGAACAGCAAGATCGGGACTGACTTTGGCCGTCACTACTCAGAAGCCAACAAGCGAATGAAACAGATGATGAAGATTCTTGCCAGACTGGACATGAATGTCATCATCACGAGTCATGCCAAGAAAGAATACGGCGATGAGATGAAGGTCATTGGCACGACATTCGATTGCTACAAAAAGCTGGACTACCTCTTTGATCTCGTCATCGAAGTGCAGAAGCGTGGAGACAACCGGGTCGGGATTGTGAAGAAGTCACGCATTGATGCATTCCCCGATGGCGAAACAATAGAATTCAGCTATGACCAGATTGCAGAACGGTATGGAAGAGAGACGCTTGAGAGAACAGCCGTCGCCGCCAGTCTTGCAACACCAGAGCAGGTGGCTGAGATCAGGCGATTCATCGAGATTCTGCACATAGATGAAGAGACACAAGGGAAAATACTTAAGAAGGAGGACGTTGAGGATTTCAGCTATCTGTCAGCAGATTACATTCAACGGTGTATTGACAAAATGAAGAGCAAAATAAACGGAGACGCAGCATGATGGAAGATTTCAGCTATGAGGCAATGTCAGAAGAGCAGGCGCAGCAACAGAGGTTTTCGCTCCTGCCAGATGGTGAGTACCATGCGACAGTGGAAAGGTTTGAAGGCAAGATGTCCAGGTCCGGAAATCGCATGGTGGAGTTCCTCCTTCATGTGTATGACAAGGAAGGTCGTCCACATGAGGTCACAGATTACATCGCCTTCACTCCAAAAATGGCATGGAAGCTGCGACATCACTGCGAGTCTGGTGGCATGAAAGAAGCCTATGAGAACCGCACATGGCGTCCCCAGTTGTCAGTCGGCAAGAGCTTTCGGGTGCTGGTGAAGACCGATCCGGGTCAGGAAATACCCCATGACAAGCTCAAGGGTAAACCAGCAGGGTCCAGATATTCAGACAAGAACTCGATTGAAGACTATCTGGCACCGAAGCCAAAGAGCGCTGGAGCTGCTACGCAGAACTCTATGCAGGGGCATCCGGCCTTTGAAGATGACATAGACATACCGTTTTGAATGATACAACAGTATGAGGGGTGTCTATTATTTACCCCTCCACTGTTCTACAAATCCATCGTTGATTAACCGTAGCTTTTTGGTTTAAATAGCAGGATTCGAGGATGAAGAATCAGGGAAAAAAGATGTTCGATTACAGGGCTATACTGGAAAGCCCACAGGCCGTTGCCTTCCGTCTTGCAGTGAGTGCCTATGGCATGTATTGCCTTGGTGGCATAACCCCTCCCCATGCCGTTGAGAAGCTCCACAAGGAATGTCTCCAGAGATACCGGGACTTTCTGGACGAGCTTGGAATCCACATGTCTATCCCAAACCACAAGGCGGTTTCCCGTGAAAGAAAGTGAGGGACCAGTAGTGATTCAATGCAAGAGTTGCAGCAAACCGATTGTGATTGACTGTGACAGATTCCACTGTGTGGGGTGTTCAGTTGCTATGCTTCACAAGTCCATGGCTCCAAGGTCAAAGAGTGAAAGGCTCAGACGCTGGAGAAAGATGGCATATGAAGTAGGAATAATGGTTCTTCTTTTTGGTCTGGTAAACAGATATTACGGACTTGAGATACAGCTTGTGGCTACAGGATTCTACATAATGTCTTCATTGATTACATGTATTGGCGACACGCTTTCAAGAATATTTTAAGAGGAAAGGTTAATGAAAAAGGTTTTATTGTTCGTTGCTGTTTGCATGCTGTCAGGCTGTCAGGCAGTTATTGGCGGACAGCAGTACAAGAAAGGTCCGCAAATCTACACCACTCCAGGCAGTCCAGGCGGCGTCAGCTTCTCAAAGTATGAGGTGACGCCACTATGAAACGCCTGATAATACCTGGCCTGTGCTTCGCAGCGGCTAGCCTTTGCCATGCAGAGGCTAGCATCAAGGTCTCGCAGGGTGACGGTGGCGTCCTGTACAGCCGCATCGAGTCAACGCCATTGACTGCTGACGAAATAAAGTCAACCCGCATGATGGCAACCGCCGAGGTAACGGCATCAACAACGAACATCACCGGCACAGTTAACCAGCCCGTGGTCGTCAAGAGCTGGCACACCGTGTGTTTTAGCACGATGTTCACCACCGAGGCAGACTACAGCTTCGTGCTGGACATAGGCGGACAGCAGACTGTGGTAAGCGAGCATATCGTCATTCCAAACAAGCAGCGCACCTGCGTGACCAAGGAGCTATACAAGCAGGTCACATTTGCTAGCCCCGGCAGTTATCGATACTCAGCCAGCAGCATTGGCACTACTCAAATGGCCGGCAAGAAAGAGACTCATTCGGATGCATATATTTTTGTGAGATAGGAATGATCAGGTATTTAGGCCACACAATACATGATGCGCAGCATGTGGAAACAAAGGAAACATGGTGGGAGCTTTCGTATTGGTACACTTCTGATAAGTCACCACAGGTTGCTGGAAGAAGACATTCTGGATATTTTAAATCCAGAGAAGAAGCCGAGAAAAAACACAATCAAAATTTAGTCAATGGATTATTAAAGGACGAAGAATGAAACGATACAAACTTGCGATTCTGTTGTCATGTGCGGCAGCAATAACAACAAACTCAATGGCCAAGCCAGTCGTCAATGTATCGCCAGACACCAAGGGTGGCATATCCAGAACCGTCACCGAATCATGGAAACTGTCTGACGACGAAAAAAAAAATACTCTGACGATGATGAGCAGTATATCAGCGACAGCGATAGCCCCGACGAAAACGATCCGGAAGAAGGAATGGACGGCGCTGACTAGCCAGCACAAGTCCTGTTTCTATAACACCTTTGGAACGACCGTTGAGGGCAGGTATCTCATAAAGTTTACTGTCGCAGGCAAGGAAGTGAACGCCTATGACAAAGTCCCCGTGGGTGGCGGACAGGCGTACTGCGTGACAAGATACCTTGAGATATGGGTCAAGGGCGAACGCCCCGGAGACTCGTCGTCAGTGGCCTCTACGCACGTCGAAATGGACGGCAATGCGACTGACAATGAAGGACACGGAACTATTACGGTTAGATAGGTTTATGGCCGACGATACTGATAAACAGTCGAAACTAGATTGAGCGGCGCCGCCCCTCGAAATTGACTGCGGGAAAATAGGCCACTATTTATAGTTTATGGCCGACGATAATCCTTGGCGTATCCTGTACCCATTCGTTGAGATAATGGGGGGATGACAATAGGCCACCATTTACGGCAATCGCGGCGTGGACAGTGACACGCTTATTCCCCAACGCCATAAGGTGGCCTTGGAAACAAGGTGAGGGGTGGGCCGGTAGGTAGCCACAAGCGCCCTTGGACGATACGACTACCATAAAGCAGGTGCAATTCCTGCCGATTGCCAACTTTTTAGGGGGGAAGGACTACGCGGTGGCAAGCTCCGAAGGTAAACCCGGATTATGTCGAGGGTCGCTAACCTCGTCCACTTCGGTAATCCCTTCGAGTGGGTCAGGCCACGGACTCACACACTTCCCCCACCCTTATAGGTGAAATATGAAACTTGAAGATCAAGTGGTAAGTCTAAATTTAGCCAAGCGACTAAAGGAACTTAAATGTTCGCAGGCTAGTATTTTTTACTGGATAAGGTCTGAAACCGCAGATCCCAATATTGATGCATTTGGCTTGCCCTATGTAACGCAAATTTGGCAGGAGCGTGACAAGTTTAAAGAAATTTATTCTGCATATAATCCAGCAGAATTGTTCGACATGCTTCCTGCAAGTCTTGACATAAAGGAAAACGAACCGTTCAACCACTTCTATCTGCACGTTGACAAACGCCATGCAAAAAACATCCAGTACATTGCAAACTACGTTGGCGACAGCGCACGTTATGAAGATGATGCCAGACCTTTGATGGTAAACACTCTTTTTAGGCCCGGATCATATTCAGAAAATCTGGCCGAAGCCCTTGGAGAGCTTCTTGTGAGAATCATCGAAAAAGGAATTTGCCATGACAAACTGCAAAGATAAATGTTGGTGCAAGCACATCGAGAAAAAGGAAGGAAAATGGAACCAATATTTCATGGAACAATTTCATGAGAGATTGGCAAAACTCGAAACTCTAGTAAACACAATAGGGGAACACTTTGCAATCAATAAACATGTAGAAGATTTTGTTGAAATGAATGTAAAAAACACTCATGAAAGAATTGATCAAGTCGAACAATTAGTCTACGACGAAAAAGAAAAGTTCAGGTGCAATGACAAAAAGCCGCACAAATGTCCAGTATGCTATGGAAGTTGTATTGTTCTAACTGAAGCAGCAAAAATTGATTTTGATGGTATGTGGCGTGCTGGTTTAGATACAAAAAAAAGATGTGATTCGTGCGAAGGAAAAGGAATAGTCTGGGGGTAAATATGAAACCAAAGAACAAGGAACTAGCAAACAACATGTCAAGGTCACTGAAGTTCACTACTATTGACATGATAACTTCCAACATCAATGAGGAAGATACCGGCGAACTGCTAGACATAATCGTATCAGCCCATATTACCTCGATGTTTAACTGCATGAATCTGGTTGCTGAGATGTGCGATAATGAAACACCAAAGGAAAACGTATCACAGTTTATTACTGAATTGCAAAAATTTTTAAGAGCCTGTGGCCCCGTTGAAGAAGTTGAGGTATGTAACATATGATTCACCCCAGACATTTTTATTACATTCTGGACAAGATGAAAAACGTGGTTGAATGTAGCGTCGAGGAAGTGGAATTTCTTCTAAAAGACAAGGACAAAAAAATTGTCCGACAGGAAGAGATTGGTGATAAATTCGTCTCCACAATTTTTCTCGGTATTGATCATTACATGGGACCAAACAAGGACCATCCTCCCGTTGTGTTTGAAACAATGGTGTTTGACCGTAGCGAGTCTCAAAAAGGAGACATTTATCAGGAAAGATACTGCACTTGGAAAGAAGCTGAAGAAGGCCATGCCAGAGCCGTTCAATGGGTAAAGGAAGGATGTCTTGATGAGGATGCATCAATTGATTAAACGGATCATGTGTTTCATCAAGGGACACAACAGACAGTCAGGCAGCAAAAGAACAGTCTGTGTTCTGAGACATGACACTGAAATTGCAGTGACAATATGTTATTGCAGTCGTTGTGAAAAGTATGTGAAAGCGTAGATCAGGCCAGCGGGGGGTTTCAGCCGTTTGAATCGGAGTGAAGCTGGCGAGGACAGCACGTGCCCTTACCCCATATTTTCTATTCTATGGAAGGATGATGGCGATGGGATTCGTGATAATTGTGAATGAGAATTCAAAAGAAGCACATCCAGAAAAAAAACCTGAAGTACATGATGAGTTTGTGGATATACAGCAATACAGGCGAGCAGTTCTTTTTAAAGATGGAGTATATGTTTCTATCAAGAAAAATTGCAGGAAAAATAATGTACATAATTTTATGTACACAGTAATGATGGGTGAAGTGATCTCAGAACTTTACGAGTTTAATTTTCCTTGCAGGATAAATATTGGAATATCTGATGATTACAAAAAAATACGAATAAAAAGTCAAGAGGATGGTTCAAGACTGTTAAGGACAAATTCAAAATCAACAGTCGGAGTGGTTAGTTTCACTCTTCCACATTCTATTCGAGAAAAGGAAATGCGTACGACAGAGGTTGATCTTGAGGATATGAGTAAAGGGGAAATAATCATAAACCTTGAAAAGGCGATCATGACACATGGATACTAAAAAAATACGTTTTGAGGATGTGGAAAACCCTGAAGTTGAAAAACAACTACACAATATATGTTTCAGTATCTTGTCAAGAATATTGCTTAACTCAAACAAAGGAATCAGACACACCATTGGAAATTCCCTTGTGGAAAGTACTGGAACAATAGGTCTTCAAATGGACGAGGATGGAAAATCACTTGTCCTTATTCCTATGAATTCAGCAAGACGTGTTGAGGTTCCTACTGAAAAAATACAGATAGAAAATGCAAGGATAAAATCCAGTCCTGACAATGAAGAGCCGTATTATGGATGGATAAAAGTATCATCTTCGCTTCCAAAGGAAAGAGAGCCTGTTCTTGTTGCTCAAGAGGTTGATGGAAAATATCTTCCTTTGGTTGCATACAGAAAGGATGATGAAAACAAACCAATTTTTTACAGTGTTTTAAACATCAATGGTGCATCTACCATGTTCCCATTGAAAAATATTTTGTTCTGGATGCCATTGCCTGTTTCTCCACAAAATGACGTGACACTTGATCTCTCTTCGGAAAAATCATCTGCGCCAGTCAATCTGTCAGTGCGTGATGGATTCAGGCAATATTCCACAAAAAAACACAGCAACAAAAAGAAAAATAAAAGGAGAAGATGATGAATCAGGACGACATGTTTATGAAAGTAACCTGCGCATTCATGGGATTGATGAGTGGCTGCGCAATCATATCAACAATGTGTTTTATTCAAATGGCGTTTGGAAAATGAAACTGACACAGGAAATCAAAAAGCAGATAGACAGTTACAGTGAAGGAAAGCTGAGGTCCATGTTCAGGTTTTTCCCTTCTGACATTACGACTGGAGAGTCTGGACGTTACATACAAGACCGTGCGAGATACATGTCTGAAAGTGATCGAAGTTCTTCAGAAAGCAGATCATCAAAGGGTTCACTTGGAAGTTCACCAAAGTCACTATGATGCGGAGTTACACGATGATAATTGAATCAAATGGAAACCTAATTGAGTTATCCAGAATAGACAAGGATAAAATGAAAATAAAAATTAATGACAATACAGTTGAAATAATTCTAGAAATCAATGGCAAATGGTTACTTAAAACAATACATGATCTAGGTTTTGAATTGGATACGCCGGAGTATGATGATGTCTGACAGGATTCCTGAATGCCCACATCCAGACAACGAGATAATAGAAGGTAAATTCTGTTGGACTTGCCTAAAATGCAGACGAGCAGTATCCAGAAGTTTTTATCCATTGGAATTTCAGGAAAAATTCAAAATAACAAATGTGGTTTTTAGTTGGGAGAATGATGATGCACATAACACTTGATCCATTGGTGCATTTCATTTTTCAGTGTATTGGAATAGCAGTTACATTTGGGTTTGTAATTGGAATTAGTGCAGCAGTCGCAAAGTTTGTATATAAAATATTTTACAATTAAAACTGGATAATGATAATGTCTGATATTGATAAACTTAAAAACATACTTTCGTTTCTTTGTATTCTTTTTGGAGAGAAACACGATGTTATGGAAAAAATATTTGATTTTAGCCCTGAATACATAATGGAAAAATATGAAAGATACATAAAATCCGACAGGCGTGAATGGCCTTGGGGAATGCACCCAAGTTTAAGGAAAGGTCATTTTCTTCGATGGCTTGAAAAACATAAAGTTGAAATGTCAGAAGATAAGGCAGAAATATGGTAGGAGAATGATAATGATCCACACGCATGTTCAGCAGATACTTGAATTGATCGATGACAGGATTGCTACATTGAAAGATCAGATAAAATTATTGCCACCAAAATCTACAGGACTGTATATTCATCTTGGCGCGCTGGATGAATTGCATTATATCAAAAACGATATTGAGGAAATGTTTGGAGAATGATGATGCCTGAAAATGAAAAAGTTAAAATACTCAGAGACTGGGTCGAGGAAATGTGTGTGTTGACTGACGATCTCGAAAAGCTGGAATTAACGCCCGGAACTCCAAGTTATAATTTTCAGCAGGGTATGGTGGCCGCTGCGAGAAGGTATCGTTTATCAAAAGATCAAGACTCTGAAAACACAATATTGAATTTTATTCCGCCAAATTCTTTTGATTTAATATTTAAAAGTGGCAGCGGAGAATGACGATGACGTTTGAATCATGGTTAAAACTTCAGAAAAACAGGGATGATGCTGTTGGTGATTTATCGAAAGATTTTTTCGACGCAAAAAAAATTGATATGGCAAAAGGCATATCAAATAAATTTCAAAAATGTGACAAAGAGCATCTGGATCGGTGGCACGCCATTCCTGATGCTTATAAGGCCCTGAAGCAGGCAAAGAGGGAATATAGTGCATATATTAAACTATTAGAGTGCAATTTAAACAAAGCCTGATAGTGACACCTATCGCGCTTTTTAGACCCGGAATTGCCCATGTTTTGTTCGGAGTGATTTAAAAATGACAGAATGGATTAGCGTAAAGGACAAATTACCAGAACATGATCAGAAAGGATATACAAAATATACAAGAGTGATTGTTTACTTGGCTGGTCATGGCATTCATATCCGCTGGTTTTCATTCGGTCTGTTCTTTTCAAAACATTATGATGCCTGGCAATACAGTCTGGACAAACATTCTGCATATGCCAGAAAGGCTTTGAAAAAAGTAAAATACTGGCAAAATCTTCCAGACCATCCACAGGAAACTTCTGATAAGTCCCATTCTAGGAATCAATAGAGGATAAAAAATGACGCTTGAAGAAAGAATGGCCACTCTGTCATGGATGTTCGGCATGTCGATGGCGCTTAATTTTACACTGAAATCTGCTTTGGAAGCCCATGAGATAGTCACTGATTCATTCGTCGGGATAATGGATAAACTCGATAAAATGACAAAGGACATGTTTTATTCCGGGACGTACATCACAAAAGACAGAAACCGCTCAAATAATATGCATTCAACCACAGTAGATCCCCGGCTTTTCACTCCTCTTTGGGAGCTTGATGGCATGTCACAACGGGCATTGAGCTGCCTGAAAGCTGAAAACATGACTCTGGTTGGTGATGTTTTATGCAATGAGGGTCTTAAAGATGGGCACATATTCTTTTACAAGATACCCAATTTCGGTAAACATTCGTTCAATTCCATCAAGGAAGCTCTTGAGCGGCACGGTTTCCAACTGGAGTACATAGAATGTCCAGAATTTTTTGAACATAAAAGGATTAAAAATGAGTGACAAGCCCGACATGATCGACCACCCACCCCACTACAACAGCAGTCCGGCAAAGTGCGAGTGCGGCCGTCGTATCGAGTGTATAGACGTGACCCGACACATGGACTTCAACGTCGGCAATGCGTTCAAGTACCTCTGGCGGTACAAGCACAAGAACGGGACCGAAGACCTGAAGAAGGCTGTCTGGTATCTGAACGATGAGATTAACAAAAAGACATAAAAAAACGGGACATCCTCCTTGAGAAATGTCCCGTCCCTGCACATACAACCTAGTCGGCTTTTAACAGGATTATCTTGAGATAAGCACTGTTTGTCTGTGCATTGGTTCCAAGTGATGGAGCCTGTAGCACAACATTAGCGTTACTGGTATTTGCCAGCTCCAGATAATCACCTGCGTCAAGATGAACAAACACGTCTGCCACGATCTCATTGGCTTTCTGCTCTGGACTCAGGGTCATGTTCGCAAAGGTTGATCCGGGAACAATCACACCATTTTTGAACAGAGACAATGTCCACACAGGAAGAGGCGAGGAAATCGGGTTCAGAGATCCACACAGCCCGGTATAAATGTCATACCAGCCTGCACGATTTACTGTGATCTTGCCGCTTGTTCCTGCCTGTGAAACATCGATATTTGCCGTTGAGAAAATGCTGTTTTCCAACAACACAATACCACCAGCCATGTTTGCACCGGGTGATGCTGGCAAGTCCTGAGTCAGTGTTGAGAAGACTTCAGAAAATTCCGGCTCCGGACACTTGCATTCAGGATGTTCGCCGCCGTTGCAGTTTACGCAGTTACCGGGAATGCCCTGTGGACCCTGAATTCCCTGTGGGCCTTGCAGACCATCCTGACCCCTTGGCCCCTGAACGCCTTGCGGACCCTGTACACCCTGCATGGATTTATCACACGGGTCACAGTGACACTTTTTATCTTCATGATCATACGCCATTGGTTACGCTCCATTAGTTAGTGTGTGCGTAATCATTTCAGCATTGAAGACCAGGTCGATTATTAAGATGGAAAAATAAAGGGTGTCAGTACCGAGGGTTTTCCATGCTGGAGAGATCATGAAAAAGGAGGGTTACTACTAAAGATGCTGGCGTCCAGTCCGGAATATCACTTGCAAATCCTGATACATCAGATAACTTGAACGCCATGCTCCTCATTTATTGTTCTACGTTTTTAGCTTGTGTGTTCAGAGCGATTCTCTGGCTAAAAAAGACCCGGAATTATGGTGTGAATGGGCAGCGCATGCAAGTATAATTTCCCGGTACCTGCGGTGGACGGTCCTCGAACAGCCGATCCTTTCCCGGTGGCGCTGCCCCGCTCCGCATGATACGGCAGCAACCTTAAAAGGCAATCAGAATGACCGTTTTTTGGGTAATCTTGAGTATTATTTGCTCATGGGTTTTGGCAGTGGTAGCCCTCGGTTTCTGGGCTACGCACACAGTCAGCAAAATGCAAGATGATGGCACCCTTCATAAGGGATGCTGATATCATCTCATTCTTCTTGCACCAATAAATCCACCCGCAGTATATGTAGACACACTGAAAGCAGCAACAGCCAGCAGATAAATGGTTGTCGTACCAGACAGGCTGTACCGCCTTCTGCCAGCAGAAATAAGCTGATTTCCAGAAGAAGCAAATGGAAGGGTAAGCTGTTGAATTGCTCCTTCACTTACCTGGGCATCATAAGTGGCACTTGTTGAGCTTATTCCTGCAACGATAGCAGTGGCAAGAGTTCCAGCTCCAGCCGAGAAACTAACCACTCCATACACATCCCAATCACCAGCGGTTAAAGATATCGATGTGACATTCGATACGACATTATTTGTAAGAGAAACAGTCCCAACATTGGCTTGAGCTGATATAAATTCTCCAACATAACCTGCTGAAGCATTATTATTTGTGGTTGTACCGACAATACCGGATGTTGTCGGATTGAATGTTATGGATGAAGTTGTAAAAGCAGGAAGCGTTGTACTCCATGAAGGAACACCGCCAGCGGATGAAACAAGAACCGAGTTGTTTGCCGCTGCGATAACTCCAAGCACGTTTGCGCTTGAAGCATACATTATCGTGTTGATGGCATTCGTTGCAGGATATGTCGTTGTAGACCATGTTGGTTGTGCCGTAGATCCAGAAAGGAGAATCTGGTTTGCAGTTGCAGTGGATGCCGGTATCTGTGTTAAATTACGGTCTGCATCCGGAAAAGTAAGAGTCCGACTTCCTGTCAGTGCTCCAACATTAAATTCTACGTTATTTGCTCCAAAATACAGTGCCATCGGAACAGTTGCAGTGCCTCCCGGGTTAATTGCAATACCACCAGATCCCTTGGAAATTAATGACCAGGCCGCGTTTGTATTGCTGCTTGTCACTCTTATTTCTGCGCCATTGGCAATGCCACTTGTAATTGACAGGTAATCAGTAGTCGATGCCACATCAGCAAAAGTGGCGACATTGAACCCATTGGTTCCCTTGATTGCTGCAATAATGGGAGTCGTGATAGTCGGTGACGTGGACCCCACAAAAGTTCCGGTACCAGTCTGCCCTGCCAGAGTCACGTCTACTGAGTTATTTGTGGCCATCATTTAATCCTTTAAGCGACTGTTAATGATCCAGAAGAGTTCATCACGGTGAACGTGGTATTAGCTGTCACGCAGACTATCTGTACAGCGTTCCACTGATTGGTCGATGCCAGTGATCCGGCGCTACTGGTAGCAGAGCTGTTCAGATGACAGACCTGTCCGGTGTTCATCTGTAGAACCCAACCACCGGCGCCCTTTCCAGCAATGGCAAACACAGAGCCCACTGCGGCTGTGGCTGGAATCGTTACGGTCGTCAAACCAGCGTTGGATATGATATAGCCGTTGTTGACAGCAGCTGCCTGACTGGTTCCGGAGACATCATTCCATACCAGAGACCCCACACCAGTTGATGCAATGCTTATTGAACCCGCTCCCGGCGTGATGGCTATACCTGTTCCTGCGGTCAGCGACGCAACGACTGGAGTCGCACCAGTGGAACCAACAATCAGCTGACCATTGGTCATTGTTCCAGACTGTACGGGGACGCCTGCGGAAGTAGTTACCAGTACCGAACTATTAGCGGTTGCCAGCCCGGTAATAGTGTTTGCTCCATTAGAGTACAGGATTGTGCTTGCGCCATAGGTATCTGCAAATGTGGAGGTGCTTGCAAGCCAGTTAGTACCGTCCGCTCTTAATATCGTCCCTGTTCCTGTGGCTGTGACAGGAAAAGTCGCCGTAGACCACGCAAGACCTGTTGCGGCTCCTGAATTGACCTGGAGTATCTGTCCATTAGTTGATCCGACTGCCAGTCGTGCGTTTACTGTACTGAAGGTATAAAGATCACCTTTTGTAGTAAGCGGAGAGCCTACGCCAGCCGCTGATACAGATGTCCAGTTTGTACCATCTGAAGTCAAAATATTTCCACTGGTTCCCGCAGTTGCCGGATAGGTTGCAGTTGACCATGTTGGCGCAGCAGAAGACCCGGATTGCAATATCTGACCCGCAGTTGCAGTACCTGAAAGGATCGCCATTGCTGTTGCGGTGGAATAGACAATGCCACCATTAGACGCAACGAGTGATGCGTTGGTTCCTCCGCGGGTCAGCGCAAGCTGGCCTGTCCATCCCAGAGTCAGGCTAACAGCATTGATCAATGCGGTTGCAGGAGTGCCACCCAAAGTCAGGGTTACATTGGTGTCGTCTGCTTTGGTGAGGGCTGCCAGAGCGTTTACGGCAGGCACAGCAGCGCCACCGGTATTGTTGACCCAGATACTATTTGCGGCAATGGTGGCGAAGGATATGGTGCCCGTTGTGGTAATAGGGCCACCTGTCAGGCCAGTACCGGTATCGACTTCCAGCACCGTCCCCATGCCAGCAGGCGAGCCACCATCCTTTACTGTGCCATTGGCATCTGCGGCAAGCAGTACATTATTAATGGTAAAGGCGCCTGTCACTGAGGCCACATTGGCCTTTGTATTGTCAGTCACATTCTTGACTGCGGCCTGTCCCAGCCCAAGGGTTGTCCGCATGGCAGCTGCATTGGCATCATCCAACAGCGTTCTGGCAAAAGCTGTCAGGGATGTGGTGGCATAGACATTCGATGCCGTAGTGTAAAGCATCAGATCGGCAGACGTTGTCAGGCCATCAATGGAGGTCAATGGTGCGCTGATACTCAGGACACCCGTGGTTGTTGTGGACTTCAGGATGCCGGTTGAAAGCGCGCTCAGGGCCTGTGCGGCTGGAAGAGAGGCGTTGGGCTGCTGGACAATGAATTTGGCATTGACGAACACGGCATTGTCAGCCAGCTGGACCCATGACAGCGAGCTGCCATCGTAATACTCGTACTGCTTCAGGTCGGTATTGTAGCCAAGCAGACCATCATAAGGAGGCGAAGGGCGACCAGCGGTAGTCCACTCCACCGTGAAGTCCATAATGATGTTTTCGCCGCCGGCAGTGTTACTGATTCCCGCCATCTTCTTTGTGGTAGTGGTCAGGCTGCCCGCAGCAAATTCAGAAAACTTCTTGGTATTGACCACTTATTGCACTCCTGTGCAGACATCTTCCGTTGTCCAGCCGACATCCTGTCAACTGTGTTCCTATGGAGTTCTTTCCACTTCCAGTAATGATACACCGATCTGCGGCGTGCCAGTGCTGATGAAGCTCAGGGTGTCACCACCAACCACGTAGCGTGCCATGCCAGGAACAACGAACTCCTGATCGGAGGTGTCGGTAGCTGTATTGGAGACTGGAACAATAGCCGTTCCATTTACTTTCACCCATACTTCAGCATTGGACGAGCAACCAAAATAAGCCCGGTATTTCACTTTATCATTACCCGGAACAGTCCATCCAAGAGCTGTACTGGCAACAAGCAATGAGTTCATGCCAGCACCACTGAAAGGCTTTGTTCCGTCAAAATTGTCATGAAATTTTGTCATGTCAGTTTATTCCTAATCGTGAGTCTACAGTGTAATGAAATTGAGTTATCCCTTCATCCCCAGCAAGAGTGTTAGCTGAAGCCACCGATAAAACTTGAGTCGATGTGTTTTGGGCTATCAATGAGATTCCATCTAATGAGACATTTGGTGTGCCTATCCATGAGGTTGAAACTATATCCCTTGGATTTGCTCCAGCAGTTGCGGCTGGATTTCCACCATTTTGATAAATCCCAATATATGCCCGGCCAGAAGTGCCAGTGCTGGGAGAATACAAAACAAGAGCACCTATCGTTCTTTTTGTCTGTTTATATGGAAGATAAAAAGATTTTGTATGTAAGAAAACATTCACTCCGCTTCCGCCTGGTGGATCAACAAAAGCAGGAGCACTATTCATACCCACTACTGTTGCTGTGCCGGGCGCCACTCCTGCGGTATAACTTTTCTCATAGTAATACTGACACTCACGAAGAACTTCATCAGGAGTCTGGGGGGCGGGAATTGTGGGTATTGATCCAGAGCAGAGACCCACAGACACAAACTCAGGGCTTGGAGGTGTACCGCTATCCATAGAAGCTGTGCCAATCACAATCGCAAAAAATGTCGCATTCTTTATATTTTCACCTTCTCCTGACATATCCCATATATTAAAAGAATAATCGATAACATCAGGACTAAGTGTAAATACTGCTTCCTGACTATTGTTTTTAGTTACTTCAGTCCAGGTTCCACCGGTGGGATTATTGAAAGTGGCTGGCTTTCCATTCGCATCAAGCGTAGCAACAATTGAATTATTTGTACCTGCGGCTATGTTAGGCAACGCGCTTCCCGTGGTGTACCACAGAGACACCGTGCATTTTAATGTGGTTCCTGCCCCACATATTGCCCTGACATTAACAGAAATCTGATCCGCAAGAAGCTGGTTTACCTGGTACGATTCCAGATACTGAATGATCGCAGCTTGTCCCGTAACCGCAGGAGTCAATGTGATACCAAAATTGTTCACATTTCTTGTAACAATGATTCCACTGTTTGCGCTCTGGAAAACTATTGTCTGATCCCACGCATAGTAGGATTTGTTTGCCCCTACTGCCTGTGTGGTAACTGTGTCTCCAAAGAACTGAGCCGGATTTAACGGGAAATCCCAGCCAGTCAAGTAACTTGGGATTGGTTTGAATATCAATCCTTCCTTGTAGACGTTGAACTCACCATTAACAACCTCCTCGTAAGATATTTCCTGAAACGCGGGAGCATCAGTGGGATTGTCAAAACCGGATGACAGGTTTGAACTCTGGCCTGTGATCTGAATGTTCGTCAACTGGAAGTGACTAGTACCATCCATGGTAAACAGGATGTCAACATACGCCGTGGTTCCGCTGTCTGAGTTGGTCGAAGCAGGAATGTCAACAGCGTTCTTGTAAGCAGTCAGGGTTCCAGTTGGAATGGACTGCTGGAATATATTGGTTGCTGTTCCAGTGGACGGGGCATAAGAAACTGTCAGGGTTTCAGCATTACTGACAGAAGCTGCCGTAAAGGCAACTGCGACAGCACCACCGCCAAATATCGCACCATTGTTTGCTAGCCGCTGGCGCAAAACCACTGAAGTCCATCCAGAGTTTTCTATGTCCAGATAATAGGGAGGGTTTCCAGCAATTCCTGACGATCCTGCATTGGGTGTCTGGGTCAGTGTGGTAGTACCAGCGCCCGTCAAAACAAGCTGCCATCCGGGCCCAACATCCAGTGTGTAAGTAGCAGGGGTAGACTTCGTGAAAGTGAATGGAGACTGAAAATCAATGTCCGCGAATTGAGAGTTGGTTATCAGGTTCGCAGCCACAGTCAGTTCGTCATCAATGATCGTGCTACCACCTCCACCATCACCTGGCACGAAGTCGTTTATTTCCCATATCAGTTCATCAGCCTGTGTATTACCATGACGTACCTCAATCCTGTAAGTCAGGGTCGGATCAAAATACAGGTTGTCTGGCAGTGTACCTGCCGGGGAAAATTCAATGGGATTGGAATATGCAGTTCCATTTGGAGTTGAGTACACAGCCTGCGGTATGTACGGCAGCGTGTTGGTCAGGAAGAATGCATAATACTCGTCGTTCAGGCTGACGCCAGTGTGGTCTGGCAACCACCAGATAGGGTTCGCTGCTCGGACAAAAATGGTGGCCATTTACAACTCCTTTGCAAAATCGTTCTTCCGTGGTCATGGTTATTCTAAAATACGCACATTCCCACGTACCCTATAAGCATGACTGACAATAATATCAGCTCGAACATCTAAATCCCCTGTTGGCACAAAATGTGCAATACTGTATCATAAAGCCTAATCTTTGTTCAACAGTTTGTTCAAAATCGTCTGGTCCCATCCCAGCTGGTGTACAAGTTCAGCCCCGAGCCCAAACTTAATGGCGGGCTTGATAAGTTTACGCCGGGCAATCTCAGGGTGAACCGATCCCTTTCTGGCCGCAAACTTTCCTTTGGACAGCTTCTGGATAAGCTCTTTCTGGGTAATGTCACCTTTCTTGTAATCCTTGATTGCCTTGTTGGTCGTGTACGGGATCACATCCTCGGCATAACCAGACTGGACCTTTCTGTGTCTCTCAAGAAACTTGTCATCGACCTTTCCGGACTGGTCCATGAACATGTTTTTCTGGATATGTTCCTTGGCCTTCTCGGCAGCCTGAAGCTGTTTCTTCTGGAATGGTTCCAGCGTTGTCCGGTTTTCCAGAGGGCGGATGATTGACCCAAGCTGGCTTACAGCTGCCTGCGCATTCTCAAGAGTAGGATTGTCTGCAAACGCCTTGATTGCCTCCATGGGCTTTCTGGGCGTGTACTTCTCAAGGGTCGGAATGTTCATCTTCGTGACATCAAGGTTTTGAAATCCACCAAGTCCACTGGTTCTGGCATCATTGAAAAGTGTTCGATAAATTCCCTTTGGACCAGAGTATTTCAGCTTGTTTGCCAAGGCGGTATTGAGAACGTCCTTTGTGATGGCGCCCTTGGTGTAGCGCAATGGATTAATCAGGGAAGCCAGCCTTGCGCCTCCATAGACATTCTCGGGATTTCTGAACGCTCCCCTTATCAGACCGCCTCCGGGCTGCGGTTCACCTTCAATTTTGTTTCCCCACTGCTGGAACTGTTCCTCAGATGGTGGCTTGGCCATTGCCTCATAAGCCTCGGGGGACATCATTCCAATATGGACAAGGTATTTGGCTACGCCAGGAGGCAGTCTTGAAACCTTGCCAAGAAATTCGGCTCCACCAGCAGCAGCACTCCGACCGGCAGCAGCCGGATTGGACATGGCAAGCCTGCCCGCTGCGGGGACATTTTCCTTGAGATAGTCGACCGCCTCCGGGATTTTTCCGATACCATGAATAATGCCCTTGTAAGCCTCCGGAACGCCCGTAGCGACGTCTTTTCCTATCTGGGACAGCGCCCCCGGAATCTTGTGACCAAGGCGTGCTGCGGCCCCCAGAGGGCCAGGCATCAGCTCAGAGGCAAACTTCATTGTTTCCCCAAGTCCCGGTCCATTCTGGTTTCCGGAAGCCATGGGTCTGGACAAATCCGGATAGTCACCTTCACCCGAAAGCGGTTTGGACAAATCTGGATAATCCATAGCGTCAGCCATTCTGACCTACCCTTTTGAATTTGTACTGTTCCATTGCCTTCTGAACATTGGATGTGTGGACACGGACTACTTTTCCGTCAGGTCGTTCCATCATGACAATGTCGGCCTCACCCGGAGCATTGGAAGGGGCGCTGGGATGTTCTTTCTGATAAGTCGCCTTCTGGGATTTCTCGGACTGTTTAAAGCGATCCTCGACCTGCTTCACTATCTGCTTGGTGCCAATCTGCCTGTCAGCAATGTCCAGTGCATCATTG